CAACCGAGCGGGCAGGGCAGGATGATACCCGCCAGTCTGAGGGGCGCAAGCACACTGAACCGCCCGCTCGGTTTCTGCCCGAAGCGCGGACCAAATGGGCGAATGTCCCTAATGAGGTAAAGACCGAGGTTCATCGCGTCACTGCCGAATACGACGCTGAGCTTGAGCGCGTCCGTCCTGCCGCAGAGGCATACGAGAGCGTCAAAGAATACGATGAAATGGCAAAGAGCGCAGGCACCACCATGAAGGATGCCATGCGGAACTATGTCGAGATTGATAAGCTACTGCTGAGCAACCCGGCGCAGGGCTTTGCGCGCATCATGCAGTCCATTGGCATTACGCCTCAGCAGCTCGTGCAGGAAATCACCAAGAACCCGCAGGCATTCCAGCTTGCGCCACAGCAACCCTCTCCCCAGCCACAGCAGCAGGTTTCCCCGGAAGTCCAGCGCTTGCAGCAGGAGAACCAAGAGCTTCGGCATGACGCCATTGTGAGGGCAGCACAGCCCATCATAGATGCGTTTGCCGCTGACCACGCCGATTTCTCCGAAAAGTGGCCGACTATGCAGGCCATCATTCGGTCGGGCGTGATTACCGAACTTTACGGCACCGGCTTGACCCCGGCGCAGCGTCTTGCAGAGGCATATCGGATGGCTGGTGGCAATGCCCCTTCACAATCCGCGCCGCAAGCCCTGCCCGATCACTCCGACGCCTCCGCCGCACGTCCTGCAAAGCCTGACGCTGGCACCAAGTCCGTTCGGGGTGCCCCCAATGATGGGGATGATACTCCCACGGACGAAGAACCCACAGAACTGCGCGAAATGCTTCGGAAAGAACTCCGCAAGATCGCGTAACCCTTGAAAGGAAGCGACAATGGTTGATCCTATTGTTTCGGATCGTCATTACCGCCAGCTCCTGACGGCGGCTGTTGCCAAGCGGCAGCGGGAAATTCAGGATATCGTCTATAATGCAACGCCTCTGACCCGCATTCTGCGCGATCAGGGTCGCATTCAGGTGAAGCGGGCCGGTGGCCCAGAGCTTCGCGTCCCGGTCGAGTTCGATAAGCTCCAGGCTCAGTGGTTCACTGGCTACGATAAGATCGAGATCACCCCGAAAGAACTGCTGAACTCGGCAGTGTTCAATTGGGCGCGTGTCGTGGCCATGTTCTCGCTGAACGGCACCGAACTGCTCTATACGCGCGGCGAAGAAGAAGTCATTGACCTGATGAGCTTCTATGTCCGTGCGGCGGAAAAGTCGGTCAAGGAGGAGTTTGAGACTTCTCTGGTCGGTGATGGCACCGGGGCTGGTGGTCGGCAGATGGTCGGCTTTGGTGGGGCGATCCCGATTGTTGCCAACACCGGCATTTACGGCGGCATTGATCGCGGTGACGTAGCTAATTGGCGCACGTCCAGCTTCAACGCCACAACTGACTTCTCGGACATCGGCTCCGCATGGGATGCGACGACCGCACGCCCGATCATTGAGCGCATTGCCCTCAATCGTTCGCGCAACGGTCAGTATCCCGATTTGTGGATTTTCGACGCTAACTCCTACCAGGCGGTCTCGGCCTCGTTCGTTGCGCATCAGCGCCTCGCAACTGAGCGCTCTGCACGTCTGGGCTATCAGGGCCTTGCCTATCACACCCCCGCTGGTCTGGTTGACCTCGTGGCTGCTGGTGGCGTTGGCAATGTTATGCCCGCAGACACCGCCTTCGGCATCGATACCTCGGCACTCTCCATCTACGAGTTCCCCGGTCAGAGCTTTGTTCCGTTCCACCCTGGCGACGGGCTGCGCCCGATCAACCAGGACGCAGTGGCACAGGGCATCGTGTGGTCCGGTCAGCTTGTGCTGGAGAACCCGCTGTTCACCGTCCGTCTCGAAACCACGGCATAAGGAAAGGACTAGAAAATGGTCATTCGCACCAATCCCAGCCTTGGCCCCAACATCGAACAGGTTATTCCGGCTGCTGCCGGTGGTTCCTGGTACGATGGGGAAATCCACACCTACGCCAGCACCCAGCCGAACCTGGCAAGCCCCCAGCTTGGGGATACTTGCTTTGGCGACGATGGCCGTCTGCGCATGTGGGTTCAGGCATCCGGCACGATTGCCGATGCTGCGGCTCCTGGCACCCAGATCGCCATCACCGTTACCGGCGAGGACAATGTGACCGCCGCAACCGGTTCTGGCGGCTGGTACGCCCCTCCGACCACTGTGTACGGCACTGATCTGCTGGCCGGTGATCGCTTCTGGGCCACCAAGGGCACCGCGCCCTAATCGGGCACACATGAACGCAAGAGGGCGGCGCTTCGGTGTCGCCCTTTTTCATGCCTCAGACACAGGAAATTCAAATGGCTCAGTCCGTACCCATTGATACCCGCGAAATCACCATCACACCCGTATTTAAGCACATCACCGTTGAGGATGTGCCTGCTTCGGAGCGTGAAGGCCACGCGGTCATGAAAACCATTGAGGCGGTTGAAGTCCGCTTTGCTGGTTCCAAGCTCTACTCCCCGGTTTTCCCCGTCAACGCCATGTGGAAGCGCGAGGGGAATAAGGTCATCACCTATATGGAACGGTGGCCGGATCAGTATCTCGCCTTCATCAATGGCAATGAGCAGACGGCAGCGGGGACGCCGCTCGAAATGCTCAAGAGCTATGGCATTACCCCGGCCCAGCTTTCGCTTTGCCGCGTGATGAAAATCTACAGCATTGAAGCGCTGCATCACCTTGAAGGTCCGAACCTCAAGAACCTCCAGATGCATGCCAACAGCCTCAAGCAGATGGCCGCTGACTACATGGCCGACCGTGGCAAGGGCAGCGCCAGCATGGATGAGATTTCCGCGCTCAAGGCTGAGATCGCAGCTCTCAAGGCGGCTGTTCCGACCGCAGAGGCTACCCCGCAGGAAGTAGAAACGGCGGTTGCTGCTGCCGACGCCGAGGCGGGCGCTGCCAATGATCGTTTCGATGACATGGCCGACGCGGACCTGAAAGCCTTCATCAAGGAAAAGACCGGCGCTGCCCCGCGTGGGACGCCCAGCCGTGACTTCCTCCTGAACGCTGCCCGTGAACTGGACGCCGCATAAAATGACGGTTCTCCAAGTCGTTCAGGATGCATCGCTGCGGATCGGGATTGAACGCCCGACTGTGCTTTTCGCAAGCACGGATCGCACCATGTTTGAAGTGCAGGAGGCTATCAACGCCGCCGCCCAGCAAATCCTTGACGACTACGATTGGCAGGCCCTGACCAAGACGGCCACCATTACAGGGGACGCGGTGACAACTGCGTTTCCTCTGCCTGATGATTACTACCGCATGACCCGCAAAACGGAGATGTGGAGCAGCGCTGGCCCCGGTTGGCGTCTGGAAGGCGTCACCCCTGAGGATTTTCTGGCGCTTGATGCCTCAACGCTCAATGTCTGGCTCGGCTATTGGGCCATTTTCGGCAATGCGATGAATATCGAGCCAGTTCGCCCAATTGGTGAGACCGCAAAATACCTCTACATCAACAAGAACTGCGTCACCCCTGCCGCTGGTGCGGCCAAGGCCGAGTTTACGGCAGATGACGACACGTTTGTGCTGAATGAGCGCCTTCTGAAACTCTGCTTCATAGCCAAGTGGAAGCAGGCAAAAGGTTTCGATTACGCCGCCGATCAGAATGATTACGAGATCGCTCTGAATTACGCCATGGCGAGGGACAAGGGAACCCGGATCATTCGGAGCGGCACAGGACTTCGTGGCCCTGGTATCGGCGTGGCGTGGCCTTGGGAGCTTGGCTGATGCGTTCTCGTCTTGAGATGGCTTCACAGCGCCGTCAGCAGCCCCCTAGCGCCAACGTGGCCCTCGCTGCGCCAACTGGCGGCTGGGTATCGGCTAACAACTTGGCAGAAGCCCCGCCCAAGACAGCGGCTGTGCTGGAAAACTGGTATCCGACCTCCACCGGGATCAAGATGCGCTCCGGTTCGCTACGTCATGCGACGGTTTCGGAGAGCGGTGAACCGTGCGAAAGCCTCATGGCCTATATTGGTCTGGCTGTGCGGGAAATGTTCGCCGGGTGTGATGGCAATATCTTTGACCTGACCACAGTTGCCGATCCTGACGTTGAGCCAACGCCTGTCGTGACGGGTCAGCAGAGCAATTACTACGCCCATGTGAACTTCGCCAATTCGGGCGGCAACTGGATGCCCGTAGCGAACGGCACCGACCCGATGCTTGTCTATGACGGTGATGACTTCTGGCCGCTCAATAGCACGATATACACGCTGGACTATGACGCGGAGGTTGCGCCCTTCACGGTTGGCGAGACGGTCACAGGCGGCACTTCCGGGGCAACTGGCGTTATTCTCAAGGTTGTCGATAACGGGACGGACGGAACGCTATACATCAACACCCTGACCGGAAATTTCCAGAACAACGAAGCCATTACGGACGGGGCAGGCGGTGACGCTGATGCAGATGGAACGGAAGTTGTCTTTCTCCCGGCCATTTCCGGTGTGGACGCTTCGACCATCGATCATGTCAACGTCTATCGTAACCGGCTTTGGCTGACGAATAAGACGACAACGGCCTATGCACTGGCGATTGATGCCATTTCCGGGGCTGTGTCGCAGACCGTGGAGCTTGCCGGTGTGTTCCGGCGCGGCGGGTATATCCTCTTTACCGCCACATGGTCTCTGGACGCTGGCGACGGCCTTGACGACAAGATCGTGTTTGCCTCGACCGAGGGGGAAGTTGCGGTCTATCAGGGCGACCCTGCCGACACAGACACATGGAGCCTTGTGGGGCTTTATGACTGTGCGCCTCCGATGGGTAAGAATGCCTTTGAAAAGGTTGCGGGCGATCTGCTGATAGACACCGAGATTGGGCTTATCCCGATTTCACAGATTACCACGAAAGACCCGGCTGCACTGGCCCTTGCTGCGGTGTCGCGCAATATCCAGCCCGATTGGCTGAAAGAAGCCCGCGAGCGCCGCTCCCTACCTTGGGAAATCGTCAAGTGGACCTCGCGCAATATTGCCTATGTCACCTGCCCAATGACGGCAGAGGAAAACGTAACCCCGCCGATCTGCTTTGCGGTCAACCTCGAAACCGGGGCTTGGTGCAAGGTCACTGGATGGCCGACGCGCTGCATGATCCTGCACAATGATCGGGTCTATTTCGGGACCGGCGACGGCAGGGTATTGCAGGCCGATATAACCGGCTCAGATGACGGCGAAATCATCTATTACAGCTATGTGGGCCAGCCCGATCATTTGGGCGCTCCTGGCGTCTATAAGACGGTTTCTCAGGCGCGAGCCATTTTCCGCACCCTTGGCGAGTTCAACCCGATTGTTTCGGTAACGACTGACTACACGGTCACGCTTCCGACCTTCCCAAGCGCCGGAAGCCCGATTGCTCCTAGCCTTTGGGATGTTGGCTTGTGGGATCAGGCACAATGGGACGCTGGGGTGGAATACTACACCGTCCAGACCCGCTTTGTTTCGGTCGGACGCTCTGGCTTTGTCCATGCCCCGGTTATTCTCGTGACTTCCGGGTCTGAGGCAGCGCCGTCTGCGGAATTGGTGACAATCGATATGGTTTATCAGTCCGCTGCGCTGGTGATCTAGTGGATCTGGTTTACGACAATGCGGGCGTTTCCGCATGGGTGGCCTCTCACATTCCCGGTTGTAACCGTGGGTTTGAGCGCGCAACGGCGATTGGTGTTGCCAAGGATGGACAACTGATCGGTGGGACAGTGTTTCACAACTGGTCACCGGAAGCCGGTGTCATCGAAATGTCCAGTGCCAGCACCAGCCCTCACTGGCTGACCAAGGACATGCTTAGGGCAATCTTCGGTTACGTGTTTGACCAGCTTGAATGCCAGCTTGTCGTGATGCGCGTCTCTGAACGCAATACCCGCATGGTCCGTATTGCCGAAAAGTTCGGCTTTGACGGGGTGCTTATCCCTCGACTTCGCGGTCGGGATGAAAACGAATTCATTTTCACGCTCACAGAAGAAAAGTGGCGTCAGCATCCGCTGGCTAAACATCAGCCCAAATCTTGCGGCGCTTGATGTCCGATATTGTCGCTTTGTGAACGCCATACCGCTCAGATAACTCTATGCCCGTCGCCCCACCGGATAGTTCTGCCCGGATTTTGATGACAATCTCTGGGGTGAGCTTTGTGTTTGGTTTCTTGTTTCTTTGTGCGGCTACTCTCAGGTCGTCCAGAGAAGGCGATCCATCCTTGCCCAGCAAGTGACGCCAAGAACGTCCGAGAGTGAAGTCATTCACTGATTGCAGTGACACACCATACTTCGCGGCGATTTCGGCGCGGGACATCCCAGAGATATAATCTCTGCGAAGGCTCGTCACTAGCGCATCAGTCATGAAGGCATTGGGGTTTTCGCTGCCCTTCATCGGGGAATTGTTTCGCCTACCCCGACTATCCATGTCCGATACGTTTTCTTTGTAAGAGCCAACCCTAAGGTGCGCGGGGTTAACGCAAGCCGGGTTGTCGCAAGAATGCAGAATTAGACCACCCTTCGGTATCCTTCCTTTGGCATCTTCGTATGAGAGGCGATGGGCAAGACGCTTTCCAACATAAGAGTTAACGGAAAACATCCCGTACCCTTTGTTGTTTTTATTCGCTCGCCAGACCCAGCAATCGTCTGGACCACCCACAGAAACCTTCGACCAAAACCGTTCATTTAGCATAGATGCAGACTATCTGGTTTCCCAGATATAAGCAAGAGGCAGGTGTATTATTGGCAAGCCGTCCGCTCCCCAAGCCCCCGATCCCGTAGCCACAGCCAATGCGCAGACCGCCTCCAATCGTGAGACGGCTATTGCGCAGGCTGGTTTGAATGCGGTCAACCAGGTTACGCCTCTCGGCAATCTGTCCTACACGCAAAACGGCACTTGGTCCGATGGTACGCCTAAATTCACGGCGACACAGACCTATTCGCCCGAAATGCAGGGCGTGTTCCAGAGTGGCATCAAGACCCAGCAGAACCTTGCCAATCTGGCGCAAGAGCAGTCTGGACGCCTTAGCGGCATGTTGTCCGAGCCGTTCTCACTCGACAATGACGCGGTAGAGGGGCGGCTGATGGATCTGGGCCGGTCGCGG